GATGACCGTGTTATAGACGGTCTGTTATCAACGTAAATAATATTACCAGAATGTTTCTTAACTTCTGGATTAGAAACACCATTGTCAAAAGTTTGACCAAGGTAGTATGTACGATTATTTATTACTGTACTTATACCAGAAAAACTTGTATCAATTGACAAATCTTGACCTGTAGTTGGAATTATTACTAAAGATCCTCCAGTTCCAGGACTTGCAGAAAACTCAGTAACGTCAAATCCATATGTTGGTTGAGTTTGTGCAGTTCCTACGGTATTGAATCCTGCAAGTGACCTGTCTTGCCAATATTTTAAAACACCAGTAGTTTGATCATAATTTATAACTCTTCCTACTGCAGTTGTTCCAGTAGAAACAGTTTGAACAAAGTAAGAGTCTCCTGAGAAACTTGCTGTACTATATCCAGTACCAACTAATTTTAAAGCACCTAAAGAACTTGCTTTGTCTGCAGAGAGAATAGTAGATGATCCAAATTGTTGTGGATTTTCAACTACACCAACTCTTGAAATCTGATTTCCTGTTATAAAATCTGGATTAGTACTGTCATTTTCAATTCTAGAATATAAAAGAACATTATATGCACCAAGCTCTCTATAGATATCTGCACCATGACCACCTTGAGGTGGAATGATAACATCAAGAGTAGGTCTTGTAGTTCCTGTTGGAACTCCTCCAGCAACTAAATCAACATTTGCATATGTATATCCAGACCCTTGATTAGAAACAGTAACAGAACTAACTTGTTGATTACCATCAACAACAATGGTACATTCTGCACCACTACCATCACCTCTGATTGGAACTGAAGTATATACACTATTTGCTGTTCCAAGACCAACACCTTTATTAGTCACAGTTACAATTTTTATTCCACCATCAACTGCATTATCTCTAACAGCAGCATTTTCTGTTCCAGTTAACCAATTTGTTGGGACTGGCATAAAATCTGTTGATTCAAACCTAACAACTTCACTAGGTTTAATAGTATAAAGGTATTTCCAAATGTATCCATCACCACTTGTTCCAGCAGATCTTGGTTCTAAATCAGTAAAGGTTGGTTCATCTAGAGATGGTCTGCCTTCTAAATTATCAGGATTTGTTCCATTCTGTAAGCAAATATAAACTCTAAAATCACTATTCAATATAAAGTAAGATGCCGAATAAAGATTAGTAGCTCCAGAAACTGCAGCAGTATTTGATCTACTATAGTCATGTCTATACATATCATAAGTTGTTCCTGAACCCCATACTATTTTTGGAACAACTTGTCTTGCATCATCAGTATTGATTTTTTTCAATGCGATCATTGTATCCCAATAATCGTTCTCTTGACTAAAGTTGTCCTTAGGAGCAGGTGGATCAGAGTCCCAATCAGTTTGATAATCTGCAGGATTGGTCAATCCAATAAAGGAATAATAAGAATTGCTTGCATTAGATACGCCAGCAATAAAATTACCTGCATTTAATATTCTAATCTGATCAGTTATAATGGCAGCCATTTTGGACAGAGTTTTTCTTTATTTATCAAGTATTAAACAATGTAATTTTTGAATTTCAAGGAATTTGATCTAGTGACTAATGTTGATGTAGAAATACCAGTTCCCTCAGAAATTCCAATTCCACCTAAAGTATAAGAATTATAAGAGTTAGGCTCTGCCCTAGCAGTAATGTCTATTCTTCCCCAACTATAATTTCCAAAGAAATCTGAGGTTGTTATACCCGATGTGATGTGTTGATCCACATCAACAGTAACTCTTCTTACATGAGTTGTAACTCCCTGAACACTTGTTGATATAGAAACCGCAGTTCTTACGGCATACACATTATCAGCAAAAGAAGTTCCTACACCTACAGTGTTACCTGAAGGGTCAAACGAGGTTATTGATGTTGTTCCTGTACCTATATTAGAATTCCTTACTACAAACAAATCATTTACATCGAGAGAACTAATTGTCACTGCAGTTCCAGCAATAGAAGTATCTCTAAGGAATGAGTTAAACGGAATATGAACATCAAAGATAAGTGATGTCGTACCAACTCCTACATTTGTGGTTCCAAATCCAACAATAATACCATTATCTCCAGAATAAGAATTCACACTTACTTCTTCTTCAGAGTAAGTTGGAGGAGAAATAAGAACAGTTGGTGGGTTTGTATAAGTATATCCAACACCTGGACTTGTGACGGCAACTCCTGTGACTGTCCCTCCAGCACTAATGGTAACATTACCAAATCCTCTGGATGTAGTTCCAACACCAATAGTTGAACCAAAACTTACCGTAGCAGTTGTATATCCAACACCACCATCAGAGATAGTGACTGAGGAGATAGTACCCAATCCAGAAACAATTGCAGTAGCTGCAGCACCAGACTTGGTTTCTTGTCTTACAAATTTAATTTTATTTTGGAATGTAAGATCAGTATCATTTTCATTTTGAGAGTTGAAGATAGGTCTCAAGTTATCAACATAAATTGCTGTTGACCCAACACCTACGGATTTGATAAGGTACGCACTAGGATTAATAACTGGTTCATATAATTCTCTATCTTTACCAACACCAATTTGATTAATAAAGACATCTTCAGTTTGTCTACACCAATCAACAGGTCTTTCCAAACTAACATCAGTTGTATTACCTGGACCATCATATGGATTAGTTTCAACTGTGTTGGTAGATTTAACAAACTCTACAATTCTTTCTTCTTCAGTAAGATATGATGCTTGTCCAATTGATCTATCACTCTTAATTTGCAGAGTATCACCTTTTTTCACAGTTTCAATAATATTTCTAAAGATAACATCAGAATCACCACTTCCTTTGTAAAAAATAATATTTACAGTATCACCAATCTTCAATGGTTCAGTAAATACAACACTACTTCCTCCATCAAAGGTATATCCCACATTAGGAACTTGTAGCACATTATTGACAAAGATAAGCAATACATCTTCAACATTAATTTTTGATCCTTTAGATGCAACAATTGAAACTATGGATCCTGCTAGAGTTAGGGGGAAATCTTTTCTTACCCCATCAATAAATTCATCAACTCTATCTAAAACTTGCAGTGTTCCTAATGACCAACCAGCAAACGCATCAATATGAACTTTATCAATTGTTAATTGGAATTCATCTCCAGAATAAGATGATGTGGTTGGAATTCCAGTTGTTCCTCCAATTGCAACTGTTAAAATTTCACCATTACCATATCCATAACCAGTATTTTGTAATTCAAAATCAATAACACTAGATCCTTGACCAACAACAATATTTGCTGTAGCATGTGTTCCAAATCCTAATGTAGAAGAAGAACTATATTCTAATGATATATTAGAATAACTTAATGGATCATCAAATACCACGAAAGGTTGATTAGTTGATGTATATCCAGATCCAGGGTTAGTTATTGTAATACTAACAACATGACCACCACTTACAGTAGCAGTTCCAATAAATTCAATATTCCCAGTGCCTACACTAGAAGTTCCAACTCCAACATTTACAGTTTGAATACCCGCACGATATCCAGATCCACTATTTCCTATACTAATTGAAGAGATAGTTCCTGCCACAGAAACTACAGCAGTTCCTCCAGCAGATACTAATGGTTGATAACCAAATCCAGCAGTTGATGCTACAGATATGATAATACCACCCTTTGGATAACTAGAGATTCCAACGTCTGGGCCCAATGGAGTTGTATCGGTTCCCTGGAATGTAATAGAAGTAATTCCAGATTGCTCACTTAAGGTATATTGATCAGATAATCCTGGAGATTGGAATATATCATTAACCAAGACAATAGCACCTTCCGTTGAAATGCCAGGTGTGTTAGATCCATTTTGCTTGAGAGTAAATTCTGTTTCAGTTGCATTAAATCCAGAAGAAATATTGTCAAAAATATAGTTTTTATGATAAGACTCATTTGCAGTGTCTACAATACCAGACCTCATAAACGATCTTCCCTGGAAACTGGACGATGTAGTAACACCTGTCCAATCTCTTTCATCTGGTGGATTTGTTGTTGATCCTATAGGAGTATTGCCAAA